CTCGGAGAGGGCCGCTCAACGTGCCCTGTTCGGGTACACGTCCGGTACGGGCGCTAAGTCCGTGAAGGCCGCTATTGAGTCGGACAAGACGTTAGGCGGTGCAGCCGACACCGTCCGTGTCACCAACGCGGGAAACCTCGGCGTGTACGGATATGGCGACGTGGACTACCTCGGCGCTGAGTTCACTGTGGAGGTGATCGCGTGAGCTTCACGCACTCAAAGGACAGCCGCCTCATGGTGGGTTCTACTGCGCTGGCCGCGTACCTGACCGGGTACACCAGTTCAACAAACACGGAAACTGCCGACACCACCGCCCTGACTGAGGTGAACCGCACCTACGTGCCGGGCGTGTCGGACTCGACCCTGACCGCCACGGGCCTGTTTGAGCCTTTGTCGGACACTCCCGCCGTGGCCGCCTTGGGCGCCGCTAACGGGTCAGCCGTGACTGTGGCGCCGGAAGGTCTCGCGGTCGGCTCCCCCGTACTCGTGGTGTCCGCCCGCGAAACCGCCTACGAGTTGTCCAGCGCGGTGGGTGAGGTCGTCGGCGCCAGTATCACCTTCCAAGGTGACGGGCGCTTTGATGCGGGCGTCAGCCTGTACGACCTAGCCGAGGTCACCGCCGGGGGCAACGGAACCACACACACTGACGCGGCAGGCACCAGCAACGGCGCCGCCGCCACTCTCCACGTGACCGCGTGCACGGGGACCCTAACTGTGAAGGTGCAGCACTCCACAAACAACAGCACGTGGACGGACCTGACAACCTTCACCGCCGCCACCGGCGCCACTTCCCAAAGGGTCGTGGTGTCGGGAACGGTAAACCGTTACCTGCGGGCGAGCTGGACCCTCACCGGTGCTGGCGCCGCCGCAACGTTCACCACCTCACTCGCCCGCCGATAAGGAGCACTAATGGCATTCGTCCACGGCAAGGACAGCTACTTCAAGGTTGCGTCTAGCGACCTGTCCACGTACCTCAACAGCGTGACCGTGAGCCGTTCCGCTGACACCGCTGACACCACCGCGTTTGGTTCAGGGACCCGTTCATACGTTGCGGGACTGAAGGACGCCACCATCACCATCGCCGGCATGTTTGACGCCACCGTGTACAGCACCATTGCCGGTTGGCTCGGCACGTCGCAGACGTGGGAGTACGGCCCCGCAGGCAGCGCAAACGGACGCGTCAAGGTCAACGGTTCCGGCATCATCACCGCGGTCGAGCTTGGCTCCGCCGTGGGTGAGGTCGTCACCGCAAGCATCACCATTCAGGTTTCCGGCGCTGTCACTGACGGCACCTTCTCCTAAACCTCACAGGGGGTAAGCAATGCAGATTGAGTTCACTTACGCTGACGGTCGCACGGCCACGGCACGCATTCTGCCAATTGACCGCATCATGTTTGAGCGGAAGTTTCAGACGTCGGTTGTTACTGCCGTGTCCGTGGACCAGCGTGAGGAATACCTGTTTTGGTTGGGGTGGCACGCACTCCACCGGCAGGGCCAAGCAGACAGCGACTTTGACCAGTGGCTTGCCATGGTCAGCGACTATGAGGCGGGTTCGGACCCTGAGGTCCCTTCGGACCCGGTAGCGAACACTGGTTCATAGCTCAGTTGTCCGTCGCTACCGGGATTGCACCAAACGAGCTGGCCGCTACGGACCCGGCAATGCTCGACGCTATGCGCCGCGTCCTAGTTGAACGAAACAGAGGTTAGACGTGGCACGCATCGCTGAACTAGAGATATTCGGGCTCACATCGCTACTGCGGGATATGCGGAACCTTCCCAAGGAAGCACAAAACGAGTTGCGGGTTTCGTCAAAGGACATTGCCGGGCGCCTCATGGTCCCGGCGTACAAACAGGCCGCAATGCAGGCCGGGCCGTGGGGCGGAGCAATCGCGGCAACGGTGCGCGCCAAGCGGGACCGTATCCCGTCCGTAAGCATCGGTAGTAACAGGCGTGCCTTCAGTGGGGGCGCCTCCCCCACCATGGTCAGGTTCCCGTCACATGCGGGTAACCAGGGCCGTTCAAGCGCAACCATGCCGCCCGCGTTCGGATCGGGCACCGGATGGATGCGGCAGATGGGCAGATACAAGGGCGCCGCCCTACGGGAATGGCTCGACGCCGTTGACCGAATCAAGCGCAAGTTTGAGCGAGGAGGCTAAATGGCAACGGGGCGTACCCTCACTGTAAGCCTCGTCGCCAATACCAACAGTTTCCGGCGCGGCATGATGAGCGCCGTTCGGGACGCTGAAGGTTTCCGCGGCAAGATGACGGCGATTGGTGCCAACCTCCGTGGCGTGGTTGGCCCTGCCCTTGCGGGTGCCGCCGCCGCGGCTGGGGCGTTCGCCCTGAAGCTGGGTGTGGATGGCGTCAAGGCCGCTATGGCCGAGGAAAAGCAACTCGTCTCCCTCAACAAAGCATTGCAGGCAGTGGGGCAGGGATTCCAAACTGACGCTGTCGCCAACTTTGTGGACGACCTGCAATTTTCCACGGGTGTCGCTGACGACCAGTTGCGGCCCGCTTTTCAACGGCTGTTGCTTGCCACCCGCGACGTCACCCAATCGCAGGAACTATTGGGTATCGCCCTCGACGTGAGCGCCGGTACGGGACGCGATCTTGAATCCGTCACCATGGCCCTGTCCAAGGCCGCCCTAGGGCAGTTCACGGCCTTGCGCCGCCTCGGCATTCCACTTGACGACGCCACCATAAAGTCAAAGGACCTTGCCGCGGTTTCCGCGCAACTCAACAAGACTTTCAGCGGTCAGGCCGCCGCCGCCGCCAAAACGTATGAAGGCCAAATCAAACGCCTAGGTGTGGCGTTTGAGGAGTTGCAAGAATCATTTGGCGCGGGGTTCCTCGCCGGAATGGGCCAGTCGGCTGACGGCACGGATGACCTGGCCGACAGCCTCCGCGACTTGCAGCCCGCGTTTGAGGCGCTGGGAATGCAGATTGGTCAGGCGGTCGGGGCGCTTGGGGACCTTAGCTCAGGTATCAACCGCCTAGGCGAGGACATGAACGTGCCCCGCAACGAGGGCTTCGCGGAGTTCCTAGGTTATTTCGTTGGCATCACGGGCCTCATCAAGTCTGCGGGTTTCGCGGTCAAGAACCTGGCAGGCGACACGACGACTGCCGCCGACACCCACCGGGACTACGCCGACGCGGCAGTGCGCGCCCAACGGTTGACCGCGGGAATGCCTGCCCTGTACGACGAGCTCGGCAACGAGATTGAAGACACCGGGGATGCCGCCGCTGAGGCAGCGGAAAAGTTTGACCTCTTCACGGCGGCCATGTCCCGCACCAACGCGGTCATGGGTTACCAGTCCGCATTGGACGACCTGAAGGAATCCCTAGCCGATAACGGCAAGGTCGTGTCAATCTTCACCAACAAGGGCCGGGACAACGCTGACGCCTTGCTGGGTGTCGCTGAGGCGGCTGTCAAGGCAATGGAAGCGACAGACTCCCAGGCCCAAAAGGCTCTGCTTGCTAGTGGTGCGCTCGACACGTTGAAGTCCACCATGAACAACACCAAGATGGACCCTGGCACCCGTGCCGCTTTGATTGAACCGTTCCAGGCGTTGCTTGACGACCTGAAGGAAAACGGCGTCAATGTGGATTCGTTGCAGCGCAAGTTGGACGCGCTGAAGTCTAAGACCGTCACGGTCACTACACGCTTTGTGACCTTGGGTGATGGGTCCTACGCGGGCACACCACCGCCCGGTGGATTCCCTCGTGACGGGGAATCGGGCGGACGCACAAACCGTTCAGGTATGGCCCGGTCCAGTAGCATCAGTATTGGGTCCATCACGGTGCAGTCCGCGCCCGGTGAGCGAGCTGAGGAATCCGTCCCCCGAGCCCTCCGCAGGTTCGCATTCGTGGCAGGTCTAAATGGCTGAAACCTATTCCATCGGCGCTACCAACATCACCAGCCTGGTGACGTCCATTACCGCACTTGACCCCGTCGTCATCCCTCCCCCAGTTCAGGACGATTACGTGGTGCCGGGCCGTGACGGAGTCATCGCCGCCAATCCGTGGTTTGGTTCACCCACGTGGAGCTTTGGCGCTGTGATCGTGGGAACGGACCGCGCCGACGCCATCACCAAGTTGCAGGCCCTTGCCACCGCCGTGTTCGCTAGTGGCTCCACGGTCACCCTCACCCGTGTCATTGGCGCTATCACCTCAACCGCCTCGGCCCGCTACCTCGCGTGGAATGTGAATTGGGAAGCCCCGAACATTTGCCGTGTCGCGGTGGACTTCCGCCTGATGGATGGCGGTTTCAAGTCGGGGGGCTCGTTTGTCCTCTGATGGGCTCACGTTGCAGGTCTATGACCCCACCAACACGACACTGTTGGGGACACTCTCACAGGTCCTTTCAGCGGAGTTCTCCGACGAGTTCAACGCCGCCGGCTTCGGCACCGTTCAGGTTCCCGCGTCCTCGACCGCGGACAAGAACCTGTTGGTGAAGGATCGCGTGGTGCGGGTCAATTACCAGTCCGCGACCCGGTACGCCTGGTTCATTGAAGTCCTCGAAAACGACCTTGCTTTAGGTTCGGGGCAACAGGTCGTCACCGCGTCGGGGCGTGGCTTGTTGGCGTGGCTTGACGATGCCGTGGTGTACCCGCAGGGCGGCCTAGCTGACTTCTCATCGGACCAGCGCCCGTTCAACTTTGCCGCGGCTGACGGGCCGTGGAAGTCAAGCGTGACATGGTCCGCCCCCCAAACAGTCCTATGGAAAAACGACACGACGGCCCGTAGGGGCCTGCCCGTGAAGTGGCGGTCCATTGACCCTGACGCCCGCTGGTTGTGGTCAACCGATCCCACCGCCATGGTTGAGCGTGGCACCGTCAACTACTTCCGCGGCACCTTCACCCTGACCGAATCCACACGCCTCAAAATGTGGGCGTCCTTTGACAACTTCGGTCAGGTGTGGCTTGACGGAACCCTGGTCATGGACTCATCCCGGTTCAACGAAACGGCCCCGTCATACGCCCAATTCACCACGTTCATCGCTCGACTAGGCAAGGGCACCCATACGGTCGCGGCACGGGTCCGCAATGACAAGCCGTGGGAACGCACTGACCTTTCCATTTCGGCGTCCACGGACAGGGTGTCCGCGTCCGCGCATGGCCTCGCCGCAAACACCAAAGTGCGGGTCACGGACATATCCAAGTCCAGTACGGGCCTCACGAAAGGCACTGACTATTTTCTGCGGGACGTGACGGACGACGACTTTAAGCTGTCAACCACGTCAGGTGGCACCGCCGTGAACATCACGGCGGACGCCAAAGTGGACTTGCGCCTGGTCGCTGACTCCACCGCCGGATTCATATTCTCGGCGTGGGCGCTCAACGACAGCAACAAACCCACCACCAACATTCTCAGGTCAAACGCGGCAGCGTGGGAAGTTGCCACGGAACGCCCCAAGCATCGCCCCGCCGTGATCCTGCGAACACTGGCGGAGGAAGCCGCCGCCCGTGGCGTGTACCGGTTCAGCAAGTTCACTTACGGGTATGACCAATCGGCGCCCACGTCAGGGTCGTGGACCACGGAAGCGGACCTCACCGTCAAGGTGGGGTCATCGCTACTTCAGGTGCTCGACACGATGGTGGACCTAGGCCACGACTTTTGGGTCAACCCCACGACTACGCGCCTTGACGCTTGGGAGTCCCGTGGCACCACCCGTAGCGTGACCCTTGCCCTAGAAACCAACGTCATGCAGTACGGCACCCGCGCGGAACCCAAACTGAAAACACAAGCTCTCATCAGGACG